TGACATCATCGTTCAGTGCCAGGACGGCTACCAATTTCGCTTGATTGCTAGGGGCGGCGAGCAGAAAATTCGGGGTAAAAAGTGGCATGGCTCTCGCCCGGGACTTATCATCGGTGACGACATCGAAGATGACGAGCAGGTCGAAAGTAAGGAACGTCGCAGCAAGTTCTTCCGTTGGCTCCTTCGGGCTGCCAAACAAGCCCTCCGGGATGGAGGGAAAATTCGCTTACACGGTACCATCCTGCACGAGGATGCTGCCCTTGCCAAGATCATGCGTATGCCTTCGTGGCACACACTCAAGTTCCGCGCTCACAAAAGCTTCGACGACTTTTCGGAAATTCTTTGGGAGGAGAAGTTTCCCGAAAGCCGCCTTCGTGACATCCGACAGCAATTCATCGAAGGTAATGATGCCACGGGCTATGCACAGGAATACCTAAACGACCCCCATGATCGCAGTGATGTGTATCTCCGAAAGGAGGACTTCCTGCCAATGGGGGAGGAGGATTACGAAAGCCAAAAGATCGTGTGTGCGGCAGCAGATCTTGCGGTTTCCAAAGCAGACCACGCGAACAACTCCTCAATTACAGTCGGTGGGAAGGATGTCCAAAACACTCTCCATATCATTGATCAGAGGAAGGGAAAGTGGCACTCGCTTGAGTTGATTGATGAGTTCTTCATGGTGCAAAAAAGGTGGGCACCTGACATCTTTTGGGTGGAGGACGGGCAGATATGGAAGTCTATCGCGCCGATGATTAGGAAGGAAATGCTCGTGAGGGATGTGTGGATTAACTTCATTCCCATCCCCTCGACAAAGGACAAGGCTACTCGTGGTCGAACCTTGCAACGCCGACACCGCGGCGGTGGGATGAGGTTTGATAAGGGAGCCTCATGGTATCCTGATTATGAATATGAGTTACTTCGATTCAGCGAGGGTGCGGAAGCTGAGAAGGATGACCAGTTTGACTCCACTTCCCTCCTGTGCATTGGTTTTGAGCGCCTGGCGGAGGTTGACGAAGAGGACTTCAAAACGGACGAAGACATTCAATTCGAGCGAGAAGATCCTCGGATAGAAGTTGGTCGCAGTCCTGCCACAGGTTATTAGCCCCGATCCAAATTGGATAATAAGTGCTCACACTCGAATCTAAACTAACTCTCAACGAAGAGACTATCCTCTCTCCCAACCTGTGTGACCGATTCACAGAGGAGGATCTTCGCAAGATCGGTGCTTGGGTCAAAGAAGGCTATGCCCGAGACAAGTCCTCTCGTGCCTCGTGGGAACGTCGCACTGAGGCCGCAATGGATCTTGCAATGCAAACTCAAAAGGCCAAAAGTTTCCCTTGGCCTAACTGCTCAAATGTCGCCTTCCCCCTCATCACGATAAGCGTACTACAGTACCACGCCAAAGCCTATCCAGCATTGATAAAAGGTACTGATGTGGTTCGCTATCGTGTTGTGGGGGAGGACGTTACTGGAGAGGCTGGCAAACGCGCCCAACGAGTTGGCTCCTTAATGAGCTGGCAAGTCCTTGAAGAAGACCGCGACTGGCAAGAACAACAAGACAGGCTTCTCATCAACTATGCTGTAGTCGGCACGGCGTTTAAAAAGTCCTACTATAGCAACTCCAAAGGATACAACGAATCTGAACTTGTGTTTGCCAAGGACCTCGTTCTTGACTACTATGCCAAAAGTGTCGATGAGTGCCCTCGCAAAACTCACGTCATCCCGATGTTTAGGAATGAAATCTACGAGCGTGTAAGACGTGGGGCCTTTCGAGACATTTTAGAAGAAAGTTGGTATACTCACCCACAAACTCCCGCACCAACTGAACAAACTAGCCGCGCCAACACGCGCACTGGCCAGCAACCTCCCGCCGAGGTAGATGAAACCACCCCTCTCATCACTCTCGAGCAGCACGTAAATGCTGACTTCGATAAGGATGGCTATGCTGAGCCCTACATTATTACCGTCGAAGAGAGCTCCGGCTGGCCTCTTCGGATAGTCACTCGCTTCGACAATGAGAACGCCATCGAACGTAATGACGAAAACCAAATAGTCTGCATCAAGCCTGTCGAGTACTTCACCAAGTACGGATTCCTACCCTCGCCAGATGGTAGTATCCTAGATATTGGCTTCGGTGTCCTGATGGGTCCGTTGAATGAGTCAGTGAACTCTGCAGTAAATCAAATCTTCGATGCCGGTACAATGCAGACCACGGGAGGGGGATTCCTTGGGCGTGGTGCAAAGATTCGCGGCGGTGTCGTAACGATAGCGCCTAACCAGTGGGTCCGGGTAGACTCTGATGGCTCTGACCTTCAAAAGAGCATTGTCCCTAACCCAGTCCGGGAACCCAGTAATGTTCTGTACCAACTCCTGGTACTCCTAATTAACTACTCCAACCGCATCAGTGGAGCCCTCGATGTAACGGTTGGTGAGAACATGGGGCAGAATACTCCTGCCGAAACCGCTCGCACGATGAATGCGCAGGGCATGAAGATCTACAACGCGATCTTCAAACGAACCTGGCATTCGATGAAGGAGGAGTTTCGCAAACTCTACTTACTAAACGCCGAACATTTGCCGGAGCGCAAGAGCTTCGGTAACAAGTCCTTCGCACTACGTGAGGACTTCTTCGGCAACCCTGATGAGATTGCTCCAGTAGCCGATCCCAACATTACCTCAGAAGAGATTGAGGTTCAAAAACTAATGTTCGTCAAGCAGCAAGCGATGGGCACTCAGGGCTACAACCTCCAAGAGGTTGAACTTCGCTTGTTGCGAGCTCTAAACATTGACGGTGTGTCACAACTCTACCCCGGACCGGGCAAAGTCCCAGCACTTCCAAACCCAAAAGTCCAGGTCGAAACTCTGAAACTTCAAGCCAAACAAGGCGAGCAGAAACAGGCTCACTTGGAATTCATTCTGAAGATGCAGGAAGAGCACCGCTTGAACACAGCTAAAATAATCCAGCTGATTGCCCAAGCAGAGAAGCTTCGCAAGGAAGGTGTTGGAGTTGAGGCTGGGCATCAAATAGCTGCCTTTGATGCAGCGCTTGGTGCCCTAAAGCAACACAACGAGCACTTGAGGGAACTAATTAAACTTTCACTCGACGCACAGGAGAAAGGAAATGGAAGCACCGAATCTGACGGAGGACGAGTTCCTGGCATGGCTACAGCATCCGGGGACCAGAGCCCTGAGGTGGGTACTGACCCGATGGCAACTGGAGGTGCAGGCCCTACTGGGGGAGGGGTACTTCATTAACGAACCTGTACACGGAGCAAGGTTGGTGGGCAGCCATCAGATTTGTGGCCGCCTTTTGACGTTGGACTTTAATGACCTAATGAGCGAGGTGGAACATGCAACTGAACAAGAGCGGACTGAGGCCGCTGGGGAGAGCAGTGTTAGTGAAGCCCTACGAGCCCGAGGTGAAGGAAGGCTTAATTAAACTGCCGGACCAGGTAAAGGAACGAATGAGCATGATTGAACAGCGTGCAGTTGTACTGGATGTGGGCCCTGAGGCCTGGGTGAAAGAAGCTAAGCCCAGAGCCTCTATTGGCGATCACGTTTTAATTTCCAGGTACGCTGGCATCATGGCAGTCGGTCCCTTGGATGGGCAGCAGTATCGACTTTGCAACGATAATGATCTATTTTGTCAAATTGAGGAGGCAGTATGAATGCCGATGCCGAGAGGGAAGTCGAACTGATGGACGAGCAACCTGAAGATGCAGAAGCTGACCTGGTTTCAAGTGAAGAGGAAAAGGCTGAAGCTGCTGAAATGGGCTGGGTAGATAAAGATGCCTTCCGCGGTGATGGTGGTGCGCAGTGGCGTACTGCTAAAGAATTCCTTGAGCGTGGGCGGGACCTGCTTCCTATTGTCCAAAAGAACAGCGAACGATTCAAATCCCAACTTGATGCTGAAAGGGCAGAACGGCAGCGACTCGAAGCTGAACTGCGAGCTCAGTCCACATCCCTCAAAGCCATTCGGGATGCGCAAGAGGAAGATGCCGAGGTTACGGCGGCCGCACGAGAAGCAGAGTTGAACGACGAACTTGAGCAGGCAATCGAGGCCGGTGATCACAAGGAGCAGGCTCGAATCCAAAAGCAACTTGTAGAAGTAGCAGTTGCAAAGCGCATGGCTACTAAGCCATCGGAACCACCCGCTGGGAATGAGCCTCCCAAAATGGACCCCGTAGCTCAGGAATTCATCAACGACAACCCTTGGTTTGTCGGGGATGTGGCTAAAGAAGCTGGACAAAAGGGCAAGGACCTACGCCGCACTCGCATGCTCAACATGGTGGTCGCTGAAATGCGAATCGCCGGAGACAAGCGATACGGTCGTGAGTTCCTTGATGCAGCCCTTGCAGAAGTTGATAAGACTCTCGGTACTCGAAACTCTCCTGACCGTGGCCGCGCAAACAAGGTTGAAGAGTCCCGCGGAGGTGGGACTAGTGGTGGCGGCAGCGGCAAGAGTGGTCGGTACTCTGACTTGCCTCCCGAGGCGAAGCGCCAGTGTGATATGGACGCGAAGAGCCTGGTAGGCCCCA